TGGCCTCCTGGCTTTGGAATAAGGTGTCTGGTTGGATCTCCTCCATCTGGGACGGAATCTGCGATTTCTTCGGAATCCACAGTCCTTCTGACGAAATGGCCTGGATCGGCGAGATGCTGGTGAAAGGCCTCTCCGGTTCTATCGATGCCAACGGCGGCGAAGCTGTAAAGGCGGCGGAGGCTATGAGCAGCGACATCAACGATGTCATGCACGGTCTTGCGAAGGACATGGAAACCGCATTGCCTACTGACTTCAATGTGAACGGCAATGTCCACGGAACCGTCAGTGGCGGCATTGGCAACGCAGCGAAATCCAGCGGACTCCAGTTGGTTCTGAATATCGCCAATTTCAATAACTACAGCAGCGAGGACATCCACCAGCTGACTAACGAGATCATGGTCACGGCTGGACAGTTCGCCAAGCGGAAAGGAGTGGTTTTTGCATGAATTATTTCGAGTATAAGGGTATCCGTTCTTCGGATATGGGTCTACGCATCGAGAGCAAGAATGTGTTCTCTGGCCCGGAATATGAGGTGGACTTTCTGTCCATCCCCGGCCGTGACGGCGATCTGATTTCCGGTAGCGGTCGCTTTCCTAATGTTCAGGTGACCTATTCTGTGTTTGTTCCTGCAAAGACCATCTCCGAGCTGGCCCAGAAGATCACAGCCATCAAAGCATGGCTGTATTCTGGCCTGGACAGCTACCACAATTTGGAGGATACCTACGACCCGGCGTTCTTTCGTCATGCTGTATATGCAGGAAAATTGGACATTGAAGACGAGCTGAACCGGATCGGCATCTTCACCATCAGCTTCTCCTGCAAGCCTTTCCGATATACAGAGTCTGGGACCGAGAGTATCATTCTATCTACCTCCGGGGATACAGTGGATAATCCATATCCATTCAACAGCAAACCCTACATTCGCATCGAAGGTACAGGTGCTGGCACGCTAACCATTCAGTCTGAAGGTCACAATGCGATCTGGTCGTTTGAGTCCATCGACGGCTATGTTGAAATTGACTCCGAGCAGATGAATTTCTACAAGGGTACCGAACTGAAGAATGATACAGTCACCGGTTCTGGCTTCCCAATCTTGTACCCAGGCGAAAATACCATCTCTTTCTCTGGCGGTATTACCGCCGTCACAGTGATTCCAAGGTGGTGCTGCCTGTGATTCCGGTTCTGTACAAAGCTAATTCGATAAAATTCGACACATTTGGCATTGGTGTTCTAAAGGATTGCACTTCCTGTGAAGTTACCGAGGAACGTAACGGTACCTTTGAGTGCCAGTTCAAGTATCCCATCCACGGATCGCTATATAAAGAAATTGCAACGGAACGCCTGGTTAAAGCAAAGCCGAACGATACGGCAGCTGACCAGGTGTTCCGTATTTATCGCATTTCTACACCCATCAATGGAGAAATTACGGTCTATGCCCAGCATCTAAGCTATGACCTCTCTAATATTGCGGCCTTACAGTGGGCCAGCAATTCTATCTCTCCCAGCCTTGCTATGGAGCGCGTATTTCAAAATACTGCAACGCCCCACAGCTTTACTTGCCAGACCGACTATTCGGCTGCCAAACCTTTCTCGGTTGCCAAGCCCCAGAGCGTCCGTGCTTGCCTTGGCGGTGTAGCTGGTTCGTTTCTCGATCTGTGGGGCGGTGAGTTTGAGTGGGATAATTTCAAAGTCATCCATCATCAAGGCCGTGGGCGGAAGACTGGAGTAGTCATTGAATATGGGAAAAACCTCACGGATCTGGAACACGAAAATGAGAACACCGATGTTTATACGGATCTTCTGCCGTATGCAGTCATTACCGCCGAAGATGGATCTGAGACAGTGATCACCTTGACAGAGGTGCTGATTCCAATTGCGGAAACAACGCTGGTGCAGAGAAAGACTCTCATCCGGGATTTCACCGAGTATTTCGATGAACAGAATCCTGTTTCTGAATCTGGTCTCCGAGCCTTTGCCTATAAGTATCTGAGCAACAATCCGCTGGGCGTTTCTACTCCAACTGTTACAGTTGCCTTCGAGCCGCTATGGAAGCAGCCAGAATATGCCGCTGTTCTGGAGCGTGTATCCCTTTGCGATACTGTCACGATCCGCCACAGTGTGCTGGGCATTAGTGCCAAGGCTAAAGTGGTCACGACAGTATACGACACCCTGGCCGAGAAATATATCTCCATTACTCTCGGATCGGCAAAGGCGAACCTACTAAACAATGTCAGTTCGGCTGAATCCGCTGCCCAGGAAGCTGTGGAGAAAGTTGACCGTTTCCCTGCACTGATGAACTCCGCCATAAAAAACGCTACCAACCTCATTACCGGCCAGACTGGCGGTTATGTGGTCATCCATACAGATAGTGACAGCGGCCAGCCCTATGAAATTCTCATTCTGGATGCTCCCAGCATTGATGCTGCGGTTAATGTCTGGAGATGGAATGTTGGCGGCCTGGGCTTCTCTAAAAATGGGTATAACGGCCCCTATGAAACCGCCATCACCGCAGACGGCCAGATTGTCGCAGACTTTATCACCTCTGGCACACTGGTAGCTAACATCATCAAAGCTGGTGTCCTGCAGTCCCAGGATGGTTCGTCCTATTGGGATCTGGAATCCGGTGAGGTTGTCCTTCGTGCTTACGCTACCAACGAATCTGTAGAGCAGGTCGGTGACCGAGTAACCGATATCGAGAATAAGAAGATGTACCGCTTGGTCATCTCGTCCTCCAACGGAAACATCTTCAAGAATGGTGTCATCAGCACCACTCTGTACGCCACCGTTTTCTCATGGGATGAAAATGTAACCGACAGCTTAGATCCCAACCAGTTCATCTGGACGCGGGTTTCTGCGGATACCGCCTCTGACGCAAAATGGAACGCCGACCATGCTGGAGGCACCAAATCAGTGGAAATCACATCGGAAGATGTAGACGCACGAGCAACCTTCTTCTGTGACTTAATTGACACCACCACAAGAAACAGCCTTCTGGGCTGAGAAAAGGAGACTTGAATATGAGCAAAGCGCAAGGTCAGTTTACGATCATTGACTACAATGACGCGCTGACGCTGACGGGCTACATTGGCTCCAATCATGCCCGGACGCAGATGAATAACCCCGATAATGCCAGCTTCAATCCCGACTGGAAAACCACCAATCTGGTACTGACCCCCAGCCTGTATGTGATTGGCACCACCACAGACCAGATTACCTCGTCCAATGTGACCTCCGTGAAATGGTATGTGGGTAGTTCTACCACGGCCATCACCTCCACTGGCAACTACGCACTCAGTGGCACTAAAAGCCACATCCTAACTGTCAAAGCCAATGTCATGGACGGCTTGCCCGGTATTGACTACCGCTGCGTGATTACTTACACAGACAGCGGAACCAGTCTGGCCATTACCCATCCTTTGACCATTTCCTTCTCTCGTGTGGTCAACGGCTCTGGCATTGCCGATCTGCTGGTCACCACCCCCAACGGTAATGTATTCAAAAACGATGAGGTGGCCACTTTGATCGCAAAGGCCGAGTTGTGGAGGGGCAGCACCATTGATACCACCAATATTTCCTACAAGTGGGCCATGATGGACAGTTCTGTTACTTCCACCACTTCCAGCGGATATGATGCCGCATTCGGAACTGGCTGGCGGAAACTGTCTGACACCAATGGTAAGTATACTGGAACATCCACGAATACTGTCACCATTTACGCTGCCGCAGTATCCAGCTATGCCGTAGTCAAGTGTATCGCAACCGACACGGATACCACTTCCGCCACATATGACGGCAGTTTCATGGACGTTGCCACCTTCATTGACAACTCCGATCCGCTGCAAATCATCATCACCTCCACCGGTGGCGATGTATTCAAAAACGGCGAAGGCAGCACGGTACTGACCGCTGTATGCTACCAGGCGGGTGTTGAAGTAGATGCTAATGGCAATGGTAGCTACAAGTGGACAAAGTACGATAAGGATGGTGCTATCGACACAGCCTGGGGTACCAATGGTGCAAAGACCGGCAAGACGCTTTCCGTTTCCAATACGGATGTCAACACAAAAGCAACCTTCATGTGTGAAGTAACGCTGTAAGGAGGGATTCCCATGACGGCTGTCGCACAATACACCATCACCAGTCTTAACGACATTGTCACCTCTGACACGCCGCCAGAAAACCCTTACTTCGGTATGTTGTGGGTCAACACCTCCACCGTCCCCCCAGAAACCATGGTGTGGGACGGTCAAGGTTGGGTCGTGGAAAATGATCTGGATTCCTTACGAGGCATAGTCTCCACACATACTGAACGATTTAGCGAATTTCAGAGCAGCGTTGACGGCCTGAACAGTTATGTGGGATCGCTGACAGAAACAGTGGAAACTTTGGAGGACGGCCTGGGCAATGAGCATACCAAGGTTCTGGAGATGCAGAGCCAGGTTTCCGAGCTTCAGCAGACCGTTCATGGCTTGACTGTTACCGTGGAAGAGCAGTTTGCTGGCGGTATCAACTACGTCAAAAACTCTGCTGGTCTAAACGGCATTACTGATGACTGGACGATTTCTGGCACAGTTTCAACGGATGCATCTACGGATGTGCAGAATAACACTTCTGCTGACTCCTGTTTCGTACTGTCAGATTCTTCTACGCTGTCTCAGACTATAACCGGCGTGGTCCCTGGTGCCTACACCATCTCTGTCCGTGCCAAGAAAACCGGAGCCAGTTACTCCAGCTACTTCCGGGTACAGTATAACGGTAATAAATTTGCTTACCTTTTTAACACCACATCCACTTTTGACTGGACAGAGTATTCCGCAACCATCCAGGATGTGCAGGACGGCACTATGATCATCTACGCATATAACCGAATCGCCTCGCTCTATGTTTCCGACATCATACTGGCGGAAGGCACTGCGATCCATAAATGGACACCGGCCCCCAATGAAATCTACACCACGGAGGTTAAGATTGACCGCCGGGGTATTGAGGTTTCCAATGCCGACTCTGGACAGCGTACCGTTATCACCAATCAGGAGTTCTCTGGTTACTACAATGAGGAAAAGATCTTCACTCTGAACAAAGACGAAACCATCACAAAAAAGACCACCGTGGACGGCGAGCTGACCGTAGGCAAGACGAAATTCGTCCCCATGTCAACCGCCTCGGAAGGTCTGAACATCGTAATTCTGGACTAAGGAGGACTGCCAATGGCAACTTATACCAGTAATATGTACAACGGCAGATACCTTCAGCTGACCGTTACGGAAACCGTCAACGCGGCATCCAACAGCTCCACGCTGTCCTGGACGCTGACCTCGGCCGGTGGTGCATCGACCTACTACACCATTGAGGAAACCACCGTCAAGATCAACGGCACCCAGGTATACTACAAAGCCAGAACAGCATGGGACAGTTATGTGTTCCCAGCAGCCAAAGGCAGTGTTAGCGGCACAATCGATGTGACGCATAATAGCAACGGTGCAAAATCTGTTGTGGTCGAGTTTTTGACAAGCGTCTATTACTATGGAGCTACCGATTACGGTGGAACCATGACTCTGACAACCATTGACCGTACCGCACCCACGGTGTCCTGTTCCGTTTCGGATATTACCGCTACCAGCTTCAAGATTACCGCCAATTCCTCTGCTACCGTAGATGAGTGGAGCTATAGTCTGAATGACGGTCTTACAGGCAACGACTTTTCTACCACGGCGGCAACTACCGCCAGTACAACTGTCACCGGGCTTACCCCCAACACGTCTTATCAAGTCCGTGTCTCGGCTCGGAAAAAGAGCAATGGTGTCTACGGCGAAACAAGCACCGTCAACGTAACGACTCTAGGCGGTGCAATCATCAACAGCTGCGAAACCATCACAGCGGATGCTTCAACCGTAACATTCAAAATCAACGCTACTATCTACAGCGCAAGCTACACCTATTATCTGTACATTCGCAACGGCTCCACCGACTATCTGGCCTTCTCCGGGCGAACAATGACTGCTGGAACAGCAGACCGCACTTTCACGTTAAGCCAAACCGAGCGTGCGGATCTTCTGGATGCTATGGCCAGCCTCAAGTCCTTCACCGGCACCATCGCTCTTGTCACCAAAAACGGGAGTACCCAGATCGGCAGCACATCCACAACCACAGCGACTGTCCAGACTACTGAGGCCAACTCGGCCCCCACGATGACGGCGTTTTCTTCCTATGATGGCCGATCCACCACAACTGCCATCACCGGTAATGACCAACTTTACATCCAGGGTATGTCCTATGTCTATGTCACCCCGGGAACCGCAACCGCTAAGAACGGTGCTTCCATCGTAAAATATGCGGCATCCTGTAACGGTGCAACCGTGTCCAATGAAACCGGGGCTGTTATCAATCTGGGGGCTGTTGCTGCATCCGGTTCGCTGGATGTGGTGGTAACCGCAACTGACTCCCGCGGCTATACGGTCAGTAATTCCCAAAAAATCACCGTCATGCCGTATGCAAGGCCGAAGGTATCGTCTATTTCTTTGCGGCGAACCAATGATATCGAGGCAGAAATGCAGCTGATCTTTAGCGGCTCGATCTCCTCAATCACCGTGGACAGCACAGAGAAAAACGCACTGAAGTATGTGCGGTATCGGTACAAGCTGACAAGTGCAACCTCCTATGGATCGTATACCAGTATTCTCACGTCGGTAACCACCACCGGCAATTCGTTCTCCTTTTCCAATTTGGAACTGCTGAGTCTGGATGCGAACTCATCCTATGATTTCCATCTCCAGATTCGAGATGCCCTGAATTCTTATTCTTCTACAGACATTTACTTCGTCGTATCCCAGGGTACACCTCTGGTTGCTCTTCGGAAGAAGATGGTTGGTATAAATACACCATCCCCGGATGCTGCGCTCCATGTGGTAGGCGACACGCATTTGGAAGGTGGAGCGGATATTGGCGGCGATGCTACGGTGGCGGGTGGGGCGACCATTTATGGCGATGTGACTATTGGTGGTACTCTCACCCCCGGTAGCATCAACTACGCATTTGAAAAGCCATACTACGGAACTTGCGCTACCGCCGCAGCAACTGTCGCAAAAGTTGTCACTTGTTCCGGGTTCACTCTCAAAACCGGGTCACGCATTGCCGTTCAGTTCACTTATACCAACTCTGCCAGCCAGCCTACGATGAATGTCAACAGTACCGGGGCCAAGTATATCTGCTCGATCCACGGAACATCCGTGAATACGGGAATATGGAGAGCAAACGAGGTCGTCGATTTCGTCTATAACGGAACATACTGGATTGCATTAGGCGTTACCGTTGCCAATACCTCGAATTACGGTCTGGTAAAGCTATCGACCAGCACCTCTTCTACCAGCACATCCTTGGCTGCAACGGCATCTGCCGTCAAAGCCGCTTACGACCGCAGTTCATGGTCGTCCATTTCCCTTGACACCGCACTGGCACTCGCCTATGGCGGCACCGGGGCAACCACAGCTTCCGGGGCTCGGACGAACCTGGGCATTGGTGTTACCTCTCTTTACAGCGGCAGCTTGAGTAGTGGTAGCACCACCTTTAACTACGGAAACTACAATTTCTATGTCATTCTCGGCAAGGTGACCTCCTCTGGTTCTACGCTGTGTTCTATTGTACCTAAGGCGGCGATCACCACCTCGGCGGTAAACCATCAGTTTGCGGATGAATCATACTTCAGATCCTTTTCGCTGAGTTATTCCGGATCGACGGTTACGCTGACCATTGGAAATGGCTATGGCTATGTGACCAATGTTTACGGCATTAATTAAGGAGGCCAATATGAAAATTACGACTGATGCACAGGGCTTCGTGCAGTGCTTTGCCTATGTGGGCGATCTGGTGAACAGCATAGAAGTACAGGAACCGGAGGACATTGAGTTGTTCCTCCGGCAGTTTTATGCATTCCAATTGCAGGATGGTCAACTGGTATACAGCGCAGAGGCATACGAAGCGCATGAAGCTGAGGAGATCAAGGAAGATTACCGACTCCGCCGTGAGAAAGAATGCTTCTCCGTTATCAACCGTGGTCAGCTTTGGTACGAAGGAATCACAATTCAGCAGATGGTTGAACTTCGCCAATGGTATAAGGCCTGGCTGAATGTCACCGAAACAATGGTTATACCGGAGAAACCGGAATGGCTTGAATAAAGAATTTGGGCATCCGAAAGGGTGCCTATTTTCATATAAAAATATGAATTTCAGGAGGAAGGAGCTATGAATCTCACCACCCTTGCAGCGACGATTACAGCACTGGGCGTTGTCTTTGGTGCAATCTTCGCTGTACACAAATGGTTTCTGAAACAGGAAAAGCAGGATACAGATATCAAGGCCATCAAGGAAGAGCAGACCGTGCTGGTGCATGGCGTTCTGGCCTGCCTTATGGGCTTGAAGGAGCAAGGCTGCAACGGCCCTGTCACGGATGCCATTAACGCAATCGAAAAGCACATCAACAAACAGGCACACAAATAAGGAGGATATCACTATGAACACTTTCTATGAAGCAACCGCCATTCCCGCTCTGGCAGCAATCGTATACACCATCATCGACATCACCAAGACCGCCCTGGGTGGCACTGATAAGTTCAACCGCTTTATTCCGCTGATCTCCTGTCTGCTGGGTGCGATTTGCGGCGTGGTCGCATTCTACTGCGTACCCGGCGTGTTTGAAACCCAGAATTTGCTGGTAGCCATCGTTCTCGGTGCAGCCAGCGGTCTGTCCGCTACCGGCACCAATCAGATCGCCAAGCAGTTGACCAAGCCTACTGCTACGGAGGAGGTCATCGATAATGAATCTGCGTAAACTGATTTTCACCGAAAATGCCTGTTACAAGGCGGGCAGAAAGATCACCGTTAAGGGCATCATGGTTCACAGCACAGGGGCTAACAACCCCTGGCTGAAGCGCTATGTTGGCCCTAATGACGGAATGCTGGGTCAGAACCAGTATAACAACCATTGGAATACTTACCACCCCGGCGGCAGAGAAGTCTGCGTCCATGGCTTTATCGGCAAGCTGGCAGATGGCACCGTTGCTACCTATCAGACATTGCCCTGGGATCACCGTGGCTGGCACGCAGGTGGTTCCGCCAACAACACCCATATTGGATTCGAGATCTGCGAAGACGGCCTCACTGACCGCACCTACTTTGAAAAGGTGTATCAGGAGGCCGTTGAGCTTTGTGTGTATCTTTGCAAAGAATACGGCCTGACTGAGAAAGACATCATCTGTCACTCCGAAGGTTACCGGAAAGGAATTGCATCCAACCATGGCGATGTTATGCATTGGTTCCCCAAGCACGGCAAATCCATGGACACTTTCAGAGCAGCAGTCAAAGAACGACTGAATACCGAACCGGAGAATGAAGTGGCCACACCTACCGTTGCACCTTTGGCAGATCGTGAAAAAGCGATCTGGGACTATCTGTTCGGCAAGTTGGGTAACGCCTATGGTGCTGCGGGTGTCATGGGCAACCTCAATGCTGAGTCTGGCTTGTGTCCTACCAATCTCCAGAACAGCTATGAAACAAAGCTGGGGTATACCGATGCGTCCTACACCGCTGCCGTGGATAACGGTTCCTACACCAACTTCGTAAAGGATTCCGCTGGATACGGTCTTGCCCAGTGGACCTACTGGAGCCGCAAGCAAGCTCTTCTGGTATTTGCAAAGGCCCAGGGTAAGTCCATTGGCGATCTGACGCTCCAGTTGGATTTCCTGTGGAAGGAACTGACCGAAAACTACTCCGGTCTGCTGAAAACGCTTCAAACTGCCACTTCTGTTGAAGCAGCTTCCACCGCTGTGCTGACTAAGTATGAGCGTCCCGCTGACATGGGCGAGACCGTTCAGAAGAAGCGAGCTGTGTTTGGCGAAAGCTATCTCAAGAAATATGCCAAAGTAGAGTACCCTGCAAAGCTGACCACCGGGTATTACCGTGTGCGAAAAACCTGGGCGGATAAGAAGTCCCAGATCGGTGCTTATCGCATTCTGTCCAATGCCAAGGCTACAGCGGACAAGCATCCCGGCACCTTCGTTTTCACCGATGATGGAGTTGCAATCTATCCTGCGGAGAATACAGACGAGGAAACCTACCGCATCCATACGGTGGTTAAAGGCGATACGCTCTGGGAGATCGCCAAGGCATATCTGGGAGACGGTTCCCGCTACCCGGAAATCAAGACCCTCAATGGTCTGAAATCCAATGTCATCTACACCGGTTGGAAGCTGAAGATCCCCAACTGATGAACAAGGAGGTAATCTGATATGGCAGACTGCGTAGTCATGCACCAGGGAGATTCTTTCCCCATTCCTGTGGAGTTGATGCAGGATGGCCAGCTGCTCGATGTGAGTACCATTGAGGATCTGGAGATCTGTGTCGGCCCCAATATCAAACGAAAACTGAGCGCTGGCGGGATTCTGCAGGCAGATGGATCGGATTACCTCTATTTTGTACTGAGCCAGGCAGAAACACTTGGAATGAAACCCGGGTACTACGGTGTGGGTGTCCGCATCAAGTACCCGGGCATTCCGCCCAGCGTTAACATTGAACCCATCGGTTCAATTCTGATTGCACCCAGCAACTTTAAGGAGGAGATCTAATGGGCTTCTCTCATAAACTGACAGGCCGTCTGATTTCCCAACAGAATGCTCTGAACGGTAATCTCCCCGGCAAACTGATATTCGGACGGCAGGGCGAACCCGGTCCTCCCGGCCCAAAGGGTGATACAGGATTCTCAAGCCATGCGGCGTATTTGCTGTATACGATTCTCCGGGCGGCAGAGTACACCTCAGATCAATCGCAGAATATCATCGCACTGGCAATCGAGCTGGGCCTTTCCCCGGAGACCGAGGAATCCAGGACATCCTTCCTTGGTGTTGCTGTCCTTGGCGAAATGTACTTAGGAGGATAATCAATGAGTTATAAGAAACAGACCTTCGTTGACAGGGTTGTCGATAACTCTGGCAAGGTTGTCACTGAAGGAACCAAGCTGACGGCGGCACATCTGCAACATATCGAGGAAGGTATTGTGGATGTGGAGGCTATGGCAACGTCCGCACAATCTATGGCATCCTCTGCCAGTAGCAATGCCAGCTCTGCCAGATCCGCAGCGTCCTCGGCAATGTCAGCGGCCAGTGACGCAAAGGCGGCGGCCACCACCGCTGGCAACACCGCTGACAAAGCATACTCTGTGGCAACCAGTGCTTCTACGGCGGCATCCGATGCCGCAAGTACAGCCAGCAAGGCCACATCGACAGCCAATAACGCATTTACGACCGCTTCCAATGCTCTGTCCACTGCCAACAAGAAACAGGACCAACTAGTTAGCGGTACCAATATCAAAACTATCAATGGCAAGCCCGTGGTTGGTGAAGGTAATCTGGAGATTCTGAACATCCCAGAAAGCCTTTATGACCAGGCCAAAAAGCAGATCACCCGGTTCCGCCACCAATGCGTAAAAGCCATCGATCCCCCCGCTGAGAAGGAAGTGGACATCGTCCTTTTCTCTGGTCAGTCCAATAGTTGCGGCAGAGCGCAGCTGGCAGATTGCTCCACGCCAGAGGATCTACTGCTGAGTACGCCTTTGGAAAAGGCATTTCACTTCGACAATCTGGCATCCACTCAGCCCTTAGAGATCGTAGAACCGATCTCTGCTAACGGTTCCAGCACCTACGGATACATTCCAGCCTTTCTGAACGCCTATCATGCCACCACAGGAAGACAAGTATGTGCTTGTTTCATGAGTACAGGTGGTGCAAATCTGAATAAGTTTGTTCCTTACAAGCTGGACGCTAACAGCCAGCCTACCGAAACAGCAAACTCCTACTTTACAGCCATGGTGGATCGAGTGAATCATGCAAAGCTCCAGCTTTCCTTGCTCGGCTATACGGTTGGCGGTGTCTATCTTGTCTGGTGCCAGGGCGAAAACGATGCCTACTATTACGGCAAAGATAGCGGCTCTTACTGCACCGACTATGAAAAATCGCTGACCACCAATGAGGCAAAGACCGCCTATTATAAGAGTCTGTTTATGACTCTGGTGGATGGTCTGAAAGAAGCCATTGGTCTCCAGACGGCCTTTATTATCCGCATTGGGCATAGAAAGGAAAACCCCACCAAATGGGAAACCTATGGCCCCATCGTTCAGGCTCAGAATGAACTTGGCATAGAGCAGCCAGATTGTGTGCTGGTCTCCACGGTGTTTGCCGGGGCTGAAAAGTTCATTGAAGAGGACGGATCAGAACGTAATTTGATGCGTGACTACACCCACTACAAACCGGAAGGCTATGTCCGGGCGGGTTTGGAGGCTGGTGTTAATGCAGGCATCTATGTCAATTCTGGCCGTAGGGTGAAGCCGATCCTGCTGGAATACGAGCGGCTGCTTTTTGCAGATGATACTGTGTATGAACGCCCTGTAGATGCATACCTTTACGATCCTTGCCGTGTGGATCTGAACCTTATGAAGAAGTTTGCCGCTGATGTGGTCACTTCCATCGGTCTGACATTTACCCAGACCTCGCTGGGTATTGGTGATACGGCTCAGATTGTAGCTACAGTTTACCCGACAACTGTCAGCAATAAGACTGTGCTTTATCAGAGCAGCGAACCGGACATCGTGGAGGTCAGCAGCACTGGCCTTATCACTGCAAAGGCAGAAGGCTCCGCAGTCATTACTGTAACGTCCGCCGCTACCAACTCCATCAGTGCAACGATCAATGTTGAGGTTGCCGCTGCGGTCGTTCCTGTTGAAAGCATCACGCTGAGCCACAGCACTGCGTCTATGCTGGTCGGTCAAACCTTGCAGTTGTCTGCTTCGCTTACTCCCGATGACGCCACGGATAAAACTATCATCTGGACTTCCAGCGATCCCGGAGCGGCATCCGTGGATGCAAATGGTCTGGTTACGGCCTTGGAGCAGGGTGAAGCTACTATCACCGCAGTTCCCAGCGGTAATAGCGCACTGTCTGCAACCTGCAAGATCGATCTGGCCCACAATACCTCCACCGTCCTGCTGGATCTTGATTTCACCAAGAAAACAGTGAAGGACTACATCGACGAGGGTATTCTGGAAATCGGTGACTCTACCATTGACGCTTTGGCCTATGACGAAGGCGGCCTGGTATGTAATGATACCGATCTTTCTTACGGCCTGAAGTTGACGCAGCCGATTGACGTAGCACAGAACTGGGCTATCGAGATCACCATGGCCCAGGCAGCGTTTGCTGATAGCGGAACTACCGCTACCGAGAGCCTGTATCCCTATCTGGCGATCCTCAGTGCAACCAGCGACCATGACAGTCACGGAAGCACTTGTCTGGCCCCCTGTGTTCTCGACAACAAATATGTTGCTTCCATCCGGCTGGGCGAAGGCAAGAGTACAAGCACTGGTGTCAACGGCACATTTGTGCATGACGGCGTGGAGCGCACCTATAAGATGACCTTCGACACCACCACAAACGTGTTCGAGGCATTCCGGGATGGCGTATCCATTGGCACCAGAACCTGGGCGGCGGCCACTACTCCGGTCACTGGCAAATTCGGTTATGTTCTGGGTATTCACAAGGGGTACTCTTACGCTGAAAACTTCCGCCCCAAGGCGGGCTTTAAGATCCGCAGTCTTAAAGTCAGCAGAGTCTGATAATAAACAGAAGCCCACCATGCATCTGGCAGTTTTGCCTTTTGCATGGTGGGCTTTTTGCTATTTCATTTTCACGACTTTATCTTTGAAGTCCTGCAGTTCATCAGCGGCCCCATCGGTATCGCCACTATACAGTTCGCTACGCATATCGGAGTAGAAGCTGTAAAGGTCACCTCTCGTATCGGACCAATCACTATATACTGCTCCCCGGGCATCAGACCACCAGCTGTAAGCGTCACCACGGGCGTCTGACCAATCACTATACTGAACATTGTCCTTGGCGTCGTTGATGATTCCTTCGTAATAGTAGTCCTTAATTTCGTTGAGGAGATCCTCGTAGATTTCATCCTTTACGATTTCACAGGCATCGTCATAGATGCAATTCTTGAAATCCTCAAAAGTGTTATACATATCCTTTGTGGAGGAATCGGACTGCAAAATCAACTCTGCGTAAGATACGCCATAATCGCAGATCATCACGAAAATCTGAGATGCAGAGTCCTCCACGTGGGAATGGAAGGCCTCAATAGCGTCAACATTGGCCTGGTACTCTTCGAAGGTGTCAATATCAGTGGAGAGTGCTTCCCATTCTGCCCAAAGAGCCTGCACACACTCAGTTACGTGTGCGTCCACGACAGTTTCCAGTTCTTCAACAGTACTTGCTGTCCGCAGTGTGGTATCGAATGTTGCATTAGGATTGGTGCTGCCGCTGTCCTGACCCTTAGCCTTTGCGATCTTTTCAAGGAATCGCTCATAGATCTTTTCCGCTCTCTCAAAGTCACGGCCATACAGTTCGCTTGCCATATCGTAGTAGAAAGAATAGATTTCCGATGCGGCATCGTAATACAGACCGTACACTTCAGAGGCGGTGTCATACCACTGACTGTATTCTTCGGAGCAGACATCGTACCAGTCACTGTAGTCCACATCGTCCTGGGCATCGCTCAGAATGCCTTCGTAGAAGTAATCGTTCATGTCGTCGAGAAGGCCCTCGTAAATCTCATCATTGATTTCGTCGCAGGCATCCTCGTAAAGGCAGTCGTTGATACCATCGATGGCGTCATACTTATCGTCGGCAGACATATCGGAGTCCAGGATCATTCGGGCATAGGCGGCACTGTATTCATAGAGCATAATGCACATCTGCTCTGTTTCATCAATGACCGTCTGATAAAAGTCAGATACCATTTCGGCATTATCGACATACTTCTCGTATGTATCGACCTCAGCCTGCAGTGCTTCCCACTGCGTGTTCAGGGAAGCGATAGATGCAGCCAGATGCTCCTCAATGCGGGTTTCCAGCTCATCCAAGGTGTTAATGCCGGTCAGATCAATGCCATACGAATAGTCAGCCGGAGCATCCGTAGGCTCAGGCAGTGTGGTGGCTTCTTCAGGGGGTTCCGTTTCTCCAACAGAAGGTTCAGTTGCAGAAACATCGGTACTGGATGTACCCGGTTGGGTATCGCTGGTTTGGGGTGTCTCTGTACCGCAAGCTGTCAAGGAGAGCAGCATTGCTGCGGCCAGAAGAAAGGCAATTATCTTTTTCATTTTCTTTTCCTCCCAGTATTATCTGTACCCTCACCATTGGCTCCGTGGGGGGTATGGCTGTAGATTTGTGGATGATCGATCATGTACTGAATGACCGCTCTGCCATGAGCTGGAGTTAGCCGATCTGTTATGCCTTGCGCAATGGAGCCTTCGCCCAATACGCTCATAAACAAGCCCAACACAAATGGTGAGCTATCTGAACCGAGGTACTTGTTGCTCAGATCAAATACCTTCTGGATGACAATGACCCCAGGCTCGGCCCGCAGCATAGTCTCATCCATCTGAGCGAACTCTGCGATCAGTGCCGAGAACTCCTTTGCAAATATCGTAGCGTGTTCCTCGGGTAGGACATGAGATGAGCAGTCCTCTGTGGATGCCGCACGGACAGCCAGAAGGGTTCTTCCCAGTTCATCAACGGAGATCCCACGCAGCGATCCACTGACACCATTCTTGGTCCCGGCAAGGATTAGATACTCCAAAGCAGCAATGTGCCGCTCGATATGCATTTTCTTTTCCTGCTCCATCGCAAGCAAGGTTTGGAGGATCATGCTGCTGTCATAATTGGGGGTCAGCATAATCTCCTTTATTTCGTCGCGCTTCAATCCGAACTGGTAATACAGCGCTATCTGCTGTAGCTTCTCAATGGCTATATCATCGTACAGTTTATACCCGTTATGGCCTTCCACCGAGTAATTTGCATAAGCCACGGCCCGCACAACTTTTTCATGATGGAAATAATATAGGTGCTTTCGCGTGAGACCTGTTAGGTCACACACTTCCTTGACCGTCTTATACTTGTTCATAGTTGGCATCCCTCGCCCACAGTATAGAGCGTTCCCGGAGAACGCTTCAAGGCGAGGAATACCAGATTCCGACAACAGTACCCGGCCGATCTGTACTGCCTCCAGAATCTCGCGCAATTCATGCAAATCCATAGATTGCCTCCTGTTATGTAGTAGCTGTTAAGCCCTACAACAGGAGTTGTTTTTTTCGCGAATTAGTGTGCTGATATAATGATAGCAGGAATTAAATATCAGTTAATAAAATTCCGCAATAATTAAATACAGATATGTGGATTTTGGAAAGACAGCATATTATAATATGGTTGTGATCACGAACTACATATACATGGAGTGAGCATTATGATAGGTAAAATAATCCAGCAAAAGCGAAAAGACGCGGGATTAACCCAAGCACAACTTGCAGAATTACTCGGTGTAACTGCACCGGCAGTCAATCGCTGGGAAAAAGATCTCAGCTTCCCTGATGCGACTTTACTGGCCCCTTTGGCCCGCTGCTTAAATACCGATCTGAACGAGCTGTTTTCGTTTTATGATTCTCTATCTGATAAAGAACGGGAACTCGCAGTTGAAAAGGCCACCCGAATGCTTCTTGAACCGGATGATGATAAGGTGTTGTCATACATAGAAGAGACGCTCCGTCAGAACCGCTCAGATGGAAAGCTTCACTTCGGAATGGCAAAAACACTATACGGAGCTCATCTTTTGAAAAAGGCATATGCCCCTGATATTTATTTGAGTCACATTACTAGGTACTTTGAAAGAGCCTTGGAATTGCTCCCTGAGGAGGAGCAGGAGATTTGCAGTACGCTTATGTCTATTTATGCTTCTTTGGGAGATAGAGAGAAGGCAAACGCATACTGTGACAGACTACAGGGGAGCAAGATGGAGCGGATGCAGAACCATTCAGATATGCTATTTCTTCTAAAAGACTATCCAGAGGCTGCAAAGGAACTAAAGGGTCTTATCTTGAGAAAGGTAGTGGCGCTTTCTGTAGATTTGGGGTTGCTCCACGATATTCTGATTGCCTGTGATGATATTGCTTTGGCAGAGATGGCTGACGATAAGGCTGCAAGTCTCCGGAATCTGTTTGATTTGTGGGAGGGATTTGAGATTCTCAGCTTAGTATCAAGTGCGGTTACAGCACTTGATGGTGAAGCACACAGTCGTTATATGCAGGAACTACTGATGGCAAATCCTCGTGGGAAACATATATCGGAATGCCCACTATTTGCAGGGGTGAAGTTGGGTGGTGCCAGCGAAAAGGATCGCACTACAGCGGATAGCATGGCGGACTTGATGGAAGCATTGGGCCAATTAAAATGATAGAAAAGCAAAAGGCACAGAACTGGAATCTCTTTTCCAACTCTGTGCCTTTCTTCTGTTGTAGGCTTTGCTGCTTTCGGGCTTTCTGGTGACGGGATTCAGGTCACCCCAGGTTTGCCGTCTGGCCTGGTCGATCTTTCGTTTTTCCTTTTTGGATAGTTTTTCATACGGAATGAATTTTTCCATAATACTTCCTCCTTTGATTGGTATTATATATTATATCTGATTGCGTAGAAAAGTGTATAAATGATTTGTTAATTGTTGGGCGGCTCATATGAACCGCCCATTTTTTGGCGCAATCGGTGGCTTTATGCAATTAGGAAGGAACTCCAGAAAAAGGATCGACTCCAATGTATTTTTTTATATCGAGTGAATATAGGAAAGTCTGGTGATAATCCTCCCGATAACCAGGTTCAACCCAGGGAAGCAGCTGATTACCGATCAGATAGCCCGCGTAGTGGGCAAGCTTGGGGCCAGCGCATTCCATGTGGATGTAGTAGTCACTGATGGCTTCCTGAAACTGGTGGCAGTCTTCAGGAAGGGATCGGACAAAGGCGTCTGCCACTCTTGCGGCTTCATAGTTTGCTGGGAAGTGGCCGATGATGTGATCCTTTACGGTATCGAAGAAATCATGCCGGGTAAAGTCCAGACCGAAGGGCTGACGGAAGTTTGCCAGATTGGCGACGAAACCGTTATAACCGGCATAAACCAAGCGGGTCCGGATATCAATCTCCATGGCCTCCAGATATTCGTCGAGGGTGGGCGCATACCCTTCGGGAAGGGCAGCACGCAGTTCGTCCACAGCTTTGTGGTACCGAGCCTCGCTCTCGGAGAACTCTTTCGTGGTTTCGCGGAGCGTGTCAGCAAGGTGGCGGATGATGCTGGAGCCGGTTAATTGATATACGAATTGTGTCAGAGGTGTCATGTTATTCGTTCCTTTCTTTTTTCATCGGTGTCGAAATGTGCAACAGAACTTGAACTGTAAGAACCAGAACTTGTTCTAATGGAACGAGTATACAAGAAGAGCCCTGTCGAAGTCAGTCGGAATGTGGAGCAAAAAAAAGAGAGCTGTTTCCAGCTCTCAGTTATTCAATTAAGGCACGAACTGCGTTTAGTATCCGCTCTTGATCCCGCTTGGGGAGCCCAGAAATGGCATTCGACAGTTCGGACGCAATCCCGTCCGCAGCATAGAGAACGACATCCTGAAGAAGCGTATCCGTTGAGACATGGAGGGTATTTGCGATCTTAACCAGCGTCTCCAGCTTGGGTGCCTTAACACCACGTTCCAGGACACTGATGTGCGTGGGGCTCATTTCCAATTCGGCTGCAAGATCTTCCTGGGTCATACCGGCTCGTTCTCTGGCAGCTTTAATGCGGGCACCGATGGCGCACAAATCCACATGAATCCCTCCTTCCGGAACTAGCTTTTCGTTCCAGAGATATTATATCTGGGAATCACTTTGAGATACAGGAACCAATAAAACAAGTCTCTAGTTCTACTAGAACCAAATTGGTGATATTACTTTGATAAGGTACAGGCTGAAATTGAGCGTCGAAAAAAAGCTGGGCATCGTTATAACGGTACGAAATTCTTGTCGAGCAGGATCGTGTGTGGCGATTGCGGAGCTTTCTATGGTGCCAAGGTGTGGAACTCTAACAGCAAGTATCGCCGCGTGATCTGGCAGTGTAACAACAAATTCAAAGGTGGAAGGTGCCAGACACCACACTTGGAGGAGCAAGATGTTTACGCACGGTTCTTGCAAGCCTACAACGCACTTCTTATTGATCGGGAAAGCCTTCTGAAAGACTGCGAAGCAATGCTACGGTTCTTGACTGATAACACGTCGCTCGATGCGGAGCTTGAGACACTGCGAAGTGAGCAGGAAGTTGTGGCGGGGCTTACCAGAAAACTTGTGACAGAAAATGCCTCCACAGCCAGAAGGCAGGCAGACTACTACGAACGGTACACTTCCTTGGTATGGTAAGCCATGAGCACAAGGATCATAGCCATTGTGTGGCGGATCTGATAAAATCCGGGCTACCTGTCTATATGAGCCAGGGAACAGCGGAAGCCCTGGAATTGGAGCCGGTGGCGGAGATCCGGCACGGAGCGCAATTCACTGTGGGGAGTATCGATGTGGTACCCTTCGATACATTCCACGATGCTGCAGAGCCGTTGGGGTTCCTGTTCAAAAGCAGAATTGATGGGGATGTGCTGGCCTTTGCCACGGACACGGTAAACCTTGCGTATCAGTTCCCTGGGGTGAACATTCTGGCCATCGAGGCCAACTATGATCGGGAGATCCTGGACAGGTCTGAGAAGCTGCCCGATAAAGTCCGCCACAGAATCACAAACAGCCACTTGGAGATTGGTACCCTGTGCAACTATCTCCGGACTCTGGATCTGTCACAATGCCGGGAAATCTATTTGCTCCACCTGTCCGATGCTATGAGTAACGAGGGCCGGTTTATCTATCAGGTGCGGCGCTGTGTTCCGGGAAATGTTATTGTCAAGGCCTGCCCGAAGTGATGAAATGTTAACAAAAGACAACATCCCCGCGCGCACACGCGCGAGAGAGAAACGAGTGTGCAAAAGTGCGAACATAAAAAAGAACTGTGTAAAGTGCTGCCAAGAAGTAAACAAAAATGTTAATATTGCCGGTTACTTTCTGATGGTTTTTTCTCTAAAAAGCGGCCCTTTTTAACGGTCTGCCCGTGTCATGATTCTTCAATGCCGATACACAGTCCCGGAAAATATTCCTATATTGCCGAAGTGATGGGAGAAAACAGAACATTGTGGGGCGGTGCAATATCCGTCCCCACTATACCTGTTAAGAAAATGCAAGGTTTTTCAGATATATAACAGTCCGCCCAAAAAGAAAAGCCCCCGGGCCGTTAACCCAGGAGCCGCCACGATGATGGAGAAATCCCAAACGTTTGGGAATTTGTGCAAGACCATTATACAGGGAGGCGGCCTTTATGTCAAACGAGGAATTGGCGGTGCAGATTCGGAATGGTGCTCCGGAGCGCATGGGGGAACTGTGGGAACAGGTGGAAGGTCTGGTAAAATGGAAAGCGAAGCGGATTATGACCACCCTGGAGCTTCGGGGCAATATGTGCGGTGTGGAGTTTGACGATCTTGTGCAATGCGGCTACCCCGCAATGGTGGCGGCGGTGAACACCTACGATCCGGAAAGTGGTTCTTTCTCCACTTGGCTGATGTATCACCTTCAGAACGAGTTTGCAGAGGTAACCGGCTACCGGACAAAGCGGGGCCGGAATGAGCCGCTGAACGATGCCTTTAGCCTTGACAAGCCCTTGGGGGAAGATGGAGACGGCGGTTTATTTGGTGATTTGATCCCGGATCAGCGGGCCACCGCCACCATGGAGAGCGTAGAGGAACGGGAGTACCGGAAGCAGCTGCATGAGGCTCTGGAAAAGGCGCTGAGCGCAATCCCAGAGAACTACAGCGAAATTCTACGCTTGCGATATTACCAGGGCATGACTCTGGAAGATGCTGGGAAGTTGCTGGGGATCAGCGGGGAGCAGGCCCGGCAGCGAGAGGGGAAAGGAATCCGCAAGCTCAGAGTTCCGAAGGTAGCCGCCACTCTCCGGCCGTTCTATGATTTTGACTTTTACTGCAGCACCGGCCTGTCTGCATTTCGGAGTTCTGGCCTATCTGTCCAGGAGCGGTATTTGCTGAAGGAGGAAGAACAGCAGCAGAAAGCAGAGGCCAGGAAGCAGAAAAGGGAGAGCGGCGGCGGGAAGAAAAGATCCGTAATGATTTTGCACTCAGCATGGAGCAGCTGATGGCCGAGGTGAACGCCAGAGTCAGTGCAATGACCCCGGAGGAAAAGAGGGCCTTGCTGGAAAGGGAGAAGCTGGGGCGGCAGTGACTTGGGCCGGGAGCCTGTAAAAACCAGACATTTGTGGACACGATACGCGCGCACGCGCGCGAGGAAATCCCACTTTTGCGGAAAGGTTCCAATGCCACAATCTTGCCACAGAGACACCACAAATTTTGACTGAAAATAGCATTACAAGAGTAGCATAGAATCGGCACAAAATAGGCACAGAATAATTCGGATATTGATAAAAATGCCGCCACCGTGGCGGAGCGGACCGAGAGTTATCTGCAGAGGGTAATTCCCGGATTTTCGTAAACGTTTGGGAAAATCTTTGGGCAAAACAGGATTTTTGTATAACAGAATTTTTGATTATCAATGGAGGGGCAAAACAAAGGATAAGAATACTTAGGCGGTTCCTCCTAAGATTCCCCGTGGGGCTGCGCCCCTACACCCCTGCGGGCTTATTCAAATACGGCCTTCGGCCTATTTGAAGTAATCCCTTAGCGGCTGACGCCGCATAAACAATCCAGAAGAAAGAGGTAATCAGATGCTTATAGACGAATATTTCAAGAACCTACCGGACTACTATGACACCATGTATCTGGATGGATATACACCGGAGCAGATCATGGAAGCAAAACACAGGAGCATGAGAAAGGAATATCTTGCAGACCAGGAGCGCAGACGGTAGGAAGCCGCCAGAGATAAAGTGGTACAAGCCCAAATCGAAAAGCAGTTGGAAAAGACAGTCAGTAAAGCCCTTGACGATATTTTCAAGGGGTGGAAATAATTAGCGGCGGTGATCGTTCACAATGAGCGGTTGCCGCCGTTTTCTTCGTTTCTGGCCGTGTGGCGGGTGGGATCTGCTGCACCGGTGATGGCCCTCTTTTTCGTCTTTTGGAATCAAAGTGCCATTTCGTGGGAGTCTGGGCCACGCTATTGGTCAACATGGTGGCGGATTTTTTGAAATCCCGAAATATACCCCCGGGGCCCGTGGTGGCTCTCAGAGCGGCGAAATTATCGGACGGGCAAACCTCAGGGATAAATAGAAAAAACAGGAGCCGCCACAGAGGACAGCTCCCGAGACGCATATTTGATTATTTGTTCAGGTATTCTTGCAGTTCGACAATCCAGCGGGGCCGATGCTTGCCGATGGTACGCAGTTCTCCGTTGCGGTACTCCGCCACCTTCACAAAGCCGTTGTCGTTGTCGTAAAACTCTGCTTCGTCGCAGTAGGGGAGAATCTTTTCCACAGCTTCCCAGCGGCCAGCGAAGCGGCGTTCTACATCGTTCTCCGGAATATCATGGCCGCCACGCCGAACCCGGTTGGCGATCCGTGCAAGACTTTCTGTGGCGGTATCCAGGCCGATATAGAACAGCCGGACATGGTAGCCCAATTCCTTGACCTTCTGGGCCGTGGACTCCGTCTTGCGCCCGGACAGGGTTGTTTCCTGGGTAAAAGACACACCTTTGGCGATACACT